CACAGGCACAGATTATCAAGCAGGCGATTGAGCAGTTCTTGCAGCAGTAACGGCGTTGCAGTACTATTGCAGTACAGATTTGCAAAAAGCCCGCTGCTAAGCCAAATTTTACGCCTATAATCTTGTCACCTCGACCAAAAAGGACGGCTTTTTTAGCCGTCCTTTATTTCTTTCTGTTTCCATTTTTGGCTTGGTTAAGCCAAATTTCCGTTTGTGTAAAAAATGAGAGAAAATAAAAAACTTTTGGCGTTGCAGTACTCGTTGCAGTACTTGGTAATGCGAGGTATATAAAAAGACCGGGCAGTTACTGAACTACCCGGCCTTTTTTTACATCAGCATTGTCGATATTGGAATTATGCGGATAATGTCACCATTTTTGGCTTTAATGCCAACAGAAAGTTGTTTGTAACGCAGTCCATCATCCACTAAAACAGCTTCGATGATCACATAGTCCGCAGTTTCAACCAAATCCTTGGTATCTTCCACAATCATTTTTCATTCCTCCTTTGTTTTTCGTTATACTACAAGGAGGCAGCGCTTGTCAATACCTTTCACCAAAAGCACAGCACAAAAAAAGCCGGGCAGTTACCTGTCCGGCTAAATTTTTTCATATTTTTGTAAATTATGCTTGACTTTTCACGGGCTCCGTGATATAATATAGACAGTGAGAGGGAGAAAGGAGGATCTCACAGCGGTAACAAATTAGAAAGGAGTTAGGGTATGACTAATCATCAGTTTGATTACATCATTGAGTTGATCATCCAGATCCTCAGAGAGTCCAAAGATCTGGATGAAGCGATAAACACCTTGGAACACTTAAAGAGGTAACCAAAGCGAAAAGTAAGGGGTGGGCTACCACCCGCCCCTTACGATTAGTATAACACACTCTAACACATAAATCAATAATGGATCAAGATAAGGAGAACATCATGAAAAATTACAAAGATTATTTGCAAACGAACATCGGCTATAGTGACATTGCATCTTTGACCATTCGCAGCTGCGGTATCGTTGCGCCGCTGGACTTTGGCAGTGACGGTGACTACCGGGCGTATGTCGTGGACTCCGACACAGAGATCCCCAACCACTATCAGCTGGTACAGAATCTGGAACACTGGGTCCACATATTTGACGATGCCGAGTTGACCTTCAGTGCAAAGGCAGATCACATCCGAATTTATCGTGCCGGTGACTTCGGCTGCATTATTCAACTGGACGGCAACGCGGAAGTGGAAAAGATCGTAACCATTAGTGAGTTAATGAATAAACTGGAGCAAGCTGCACAGCTGGAATAAGGAGGAGCGTATGGCTATATTGAATGATGCAGGACAGCAGGTGTCCTTTGAATGTACTGAACTGATTGAGGATGTGCGGGAGGATATTCAGCACCTGCGCCGCACCAAAAAGGTAAGCGTAGCTTGCAGGGTCAAGGCTGGGGTCAAGATTGTGTTTGACTACGCCCTTGACAAGGACGAGGAAAAGCGCATTCAGCTGGCAGACGACGAGTGGATGGAAGCAATGACCTTGGGACAGCTCCTTGCTTATGCAATCCGCCAAAACCGTTTGACTGTGGCGCCTGGTGCTTTTGATAGCGTCGGCGAACTGTTCGACGCCAGCGGTATGCCGATGAGTAGTTTTGGCAGCTTCTTTGGCGTGCCACCGCGCACCATGCAGGATTGGATATATGGCGCAAGCCCTTGTCCGCAGTATGTTATTGATCTAATGGCATACAAATTGGAACATGAAAACAAAATCTAACAGCAAAGACCCGGTGGGATCACTCCCTGCCGGGTCTCTTTTCTTATGCCTTATGCTTTTTCGATCAGTGCCGGATCGGCGGCAATATAGCCGCCGTCCACCAGCTCGTAGAACGGCGTGTCCGTGCTTCTGTCAACAGCTTTTGCCATTAGCACATCGCCGGTCTTGACCAGCCAGAGCACATCCTCGTCTCCCAAGATCGGGCGGCTGTGGACCCTGACGGATCCTTGGAACACCACCTTGATCTTGAATGCCTTGTCCTTTTTGGCCGCCTTTGTGGCGGGTTTCTTCGCTTCTGCCATTTTGGTCTCCTTTACTTAACAAACTTCTTGTTGCCGTCTTTTTCCCACACACACAGCCAACCGGAGGGGCAGCGTGCCCACAGGTTGCCGGTGGAGAGCAGCTTGGTCTCCAGCACAGTGATGGTGGTGCCTGCACGAAACATAGCGTCTGCTTTTGACTTGCTGCTTGTAGCGTGTCGCCGGCCGTCCGTGGTCAGGTCCTTGACCTTCTTGCGGCCGGTGGCTGCACCTGCGCCCTTGTAAATGCCTCGCACTGCTGTGGTGGTATATGTACCCGGCTTAATGGTGGGCGCCTTAGGGCTTGCTTTACGGTAATTCACATCGTTTTCCGCATAGACAGTCTTGGCACCCTTAGCATTTGCAAACAGCCAAATACCGCTGATGTCCGAAGCCAACGCTCCGGGTTGCACATACACTTCTCTGGCGTTTTTGACTTTGGTGTACTTCCTGCGGTTGGCGGTCATGGTGAACTTGCCATCATACCAGTACGGATCCAGCACGATCAGGTTACCGGATTTGTCCAGGCCGCCAATATAGATATAGTGGCCGCCATTACTGAACAGCTTCTTGCCGCCACCGCTGACGCATACAATAGCTTTGCCACCGGCTTTCAGGTGGTTCTTCAGGTCGGCAACGGTCTTTGCCCGCTTGCTCACAATGGAGTAGTGCTTTTCAAGGTAAGCTGCCACCTTATCCATGTTGGTGCCATCTGCGGACCGAGCACCCATCAGTAAGCATTTCTGCGTCCAGGCTACCGTGTCTAAGCTGGTAAAGCCGAAGTTATGGAGCACCATAAGGCTGGCGCACACCCCGCAGCCACTGGTGTAGATACAGCCGCTGGTGCCGTACTTATAGGGGTGGGTCTTACTGGGGTAACGAATAGATTTACATTTATCGGTGGTCTGTCTGCAATAGTACAGCTTACTCATGACTGACCGCCTCGCTCTCTGCTGTCTCCGTGCGCTCCAGCGCAAGGGTTTCGTCTGCCTTTAGTGCAGCCTTGGTAAAGCTGTTATTCTTCCACCAGGCGGCCAGGGAAGCTACTACGGCCACCACCGTTGACACGGCGGTGTACACCTCATCGTCACTGAACGGCAAAGGGTTCTTGCCAAAGGCATTCAAGAGTACATTCAGCAGAGATACCGCCAACACGACGGTTCTTGCGATTGTTCCTGCGGTTACTTTCATTTTTTAGTCCTCCTTTTGTTGTGGCTCCTCCGGGAGCGCAATTATTTCGTTGTAAAATCTGGTCATCATTCCATTGCCGCCCAGGGCATGGTATGCGTCATACACCTTGACCATGGCTTCTTTTGCATAGAGGGGGCAGTAGCCCCGCTCCGTGTGCTTGTCGTGCTGCCGTATGATCTCGGCACGCAATATGGACTGCAAGCCGTTTTCGATCGCTATGTACCGGGCTGTGGTGACTTCGTCAATTGCTTTCTTGCTCTTTTTCCTTGCAATCAATGAAGCAATCACAGCGGACACGGCGCTGCCGACCACCGTTGACACGGCAGCAGTCAGGGCGGCCGTGATGAATGCGTTATACATCGGTCTCACCCCCTTGCAGGGCGTTGATCTCTGCCCGGTATGCAGCCCGCTGCCGGCGGATCGGTGCGTACTCTTCCTCAGACAAAGCGCCGTCTGTGTACTTCAAGCAGAGGTAGTCCGTCTCCGCCAGCTCAGACTTCAAAAACGCAATGCGGCTTTCTGTTTCAATGCTCATTTTGCCACCCCCAATATCTCTATAATCGTTCCGGCGCCAATAGTCTTACCGTTTGTCGGAAACGACAGGGCTTTTATCGCGCTGTGGCCCTCGGTGTCCTTAAAGATATTAAATGTGATCCCGCTGGCGGCCCAGATAGTGCCACCAGTCATGGATTTGGCGGCATTGAAGTTGCTGGAGATATTACCCTTGTTGACCAGTACCCGCACCATATCTTCTGCGATCTCAATTTCTGCAACAACAAATGCACCCTTGGTCGTGGCCGTTTCAAAACGAAATGCATTAGGCAACATACACTTTGAAGTGTACGAGTTGATGTACACCGTATTGTCTCCAGCGGCGGAATTTGCGGCGCTTCCAGCCACAGCCATACGCAGTCGGATTTTGCGACAGGGCTTGGTGAGATTCCACTGCTGGTTCACTGTTGTATCGGCGTCAAATGTCTTGGAAAACACAGGCTCCCATTTTTCACCTACGCCTGCCAGCTTCTCTTTCACCTCGGCAAGGCCTGTCGTGGCGTCTGTGATCTCCTTGGCCAGGGCGTCAGTCAGAAGCCCTTTTCCGATGATACTATCGGAGAAGTGCCAGGCTTTGAGCGCTTTGCTGCCGATCTTCGGTGTTGTCACCGCGCCGTCCTTGATGTTATCTTGCTCCACGGCGCTGTAGCCAATTTTTGCGCTCGTGATTGCCCTGTCTGCTATTTTTGCGCTCGTGATCGAATTCAGGCCGATGTTCCCAAGCGCCGCACCCTCTGCCAGGTGCTTGGCCTGCACGGTTCCGTCACCTACATTTGACAGCACCGCCATATACTTCCAGGTGGCTTTGTCCGCCGTACCGGTGGTCGTGCATTGGTACACCGTGCCGGTACTCAGGTTGAGATACAGGTCGCCGATGAATGCGGAGCTGATCCCGGAAGCCGGGTAGGTGCTTTCACTGCCCGCTGCACCATCAATGGCGGTGCCGGTGTGCCATTTGTTAAGAAGCACATCATCTGCGGATAGATCCGCGCCCGCTGCCGTAGACAGATCCCACTCTTCAACAGTTACATTCAGCATGGTGGCGTCGTTATAGTTGATGAATGAGGTGTCTGGCTTTCCGATGTATGCCAGCTTAATGATGTCACCCTCGCTGACTGCTGTAACGATTGGCCCAGTGATGTATGTCTCATACTTACCGGATCTTGTACATATACACCGCTCAACGCGTGTTGCCGTGCCGTCGGCCTTGACGATGTACAAGTCCATTTCACACTGCGTTAGAGCGGTGGACTCATACATATACGCCTGCCCGGTAATCCTCACTTTGCTTACGCCTTTGCCTATTTTTACTCCGCCGTCAGCCAGCGTGAGCGCTGTGCCGTATTGGCGTGCGGCCGATGTAAGATTAAGGTACACCGGCGCCTCGTATGTTCCCTCGGCCGTCGGTTTGAATTTGGCAGCAAGGACCGCCTGGATATGTGTGGTTTGCGCCTGCTTTTGCAATCGCCCATTGACAAGCGCTACAGCCGCCTTGAGCGTTGCTACATCTTCGGCAGCCGGTACTTTGGACAACTTGGACAGTGCGTCTCGGAGGGCTGACCAGTCATCGCTTTGTTCCATACCGGCAGTGCTCTGGGTGCCGTGCACTTTAACATCAAATTTTGCCGTTGTAATGACATTTCCGTCCGTAGTGGACAGGAGGATCTCTACTTGGCTTGTTCCCAGGATGAGCATACTGCTTTTCATGGTCAGCTGTACTTTGCCATCAATCACTTGGGCGGTGATCAGTGCTTTTGTACCATTGGGTCGGATCATGACCGCCCTGGCTTCTGTGCCTGCCGGGAGTGCGTACAGTGCGCCGTTGTCCAGGAGGTTGATCAGCACAACGCGCCCGGCGTCGTCTTCGGCTTTTGCGCTCACAGTCACATAACGGTTTGCACCGTTGATGTCAACGAATATTTCCTGTAATGTTGTCATTCAATATCATCCTCCGTATCGGTATAGGCTTTGATCAAGTCAAGCGTGTTGTCCGCTGTCATGCTGTCTCTGTTCAATTGGCGAATGCCCTGCATGGCTTTGTAACTTCGCTGTGTCACTCTGCGGTAATAGTTGCGCTTGAACGACCCGATCTCACACCCGGTCAGTTCGTGCTTTAGGCAGTCATACTCCAGCTTGATCACTCTTGCCTTGGCTGACAGGCCCAACTTATTCAAAGCGATAGTAACGGTGTCCCCGAGTTCTATATGTTCCAGCTCTTTGAACATTTGGTACGCCGGGTCCTTTCGCAGATCTAAGTAGTCAACGGCCACATTGATCTTCGGCTCATCTATTCTGTCCACCGAGAATTCCAAAGCGGCTAACCGCCGGATCTCCTTAATTACATCCGTAATGTCCGTAAACTCTGCGTCGTTATTGGTCAACCTGCGGATCGAGTGCTTAAAAGGGTTTATTCCGCTGCCCGGTCGTCTTACCAGGTTGAACCTTATTGATGTTACGCCTTTTGGAGGCTTGAAGCTGTATGCAAAGCTATTTTTCCAGTCGCTTGTCGCCGTCTGTGCAGGCTCTGTCATCCACTGATCCCCATCTCGATATGCAAAGAAAAATGGGCAGTCACTTCTGAACCGCGATGTTAATTTGTAGCTGCTGTTCGACGACACGGCCGCTACGCCATAGAAACTGCCTTTCTCCTCTACGCGTATCACTTTTTTTCCGCTTAGTTTAAGTCGCCCCGGATATACAGAGAACGCCTGCGGCGTATATTTCGGACTTACATAATACGACTTGATGGCAATATGAGGGTAGCTGAACTCCTTTTCTTTTTCGCTTACTACCAAGTCGTCATTGTATATGCCCTCTGTCGTAGTGGGAAGAATACTTGTGACCACATCGTTGGTGTTAACCGTGAATTCCACTCCAGAGGCATTGACTCCATCTCTAAGGACAAGTCCTCGGTCTTTTCCCAACTGTTTCATAATCTGAATGTTAAAATTATCCGGTAGCCATTCGGCTGACCATTTACGGATCACGCTTTCATCGTCTCCGAGCAATGCGTCGTATGCACTCTTGGCGTCCGAGTAATAGCAGGAAAACGACTTGAATGCGTCGAGCCCGGTTACATTTGGCCTAAAGTCGGACTGGCTCAGCACTGTGTTGGCAAAACCGTAGCAGTTGGACTGATAATCCCCGCATTCTCCTGGCAGCGTCCGCTTCAAGTCGAATATAATATGCTGCGCCGAGGCTTTGACTTTGGTGTCAGAAGTAACGACTTGCCATATTCTGAATGCCTGGCGTTCCGCCCAGGGCGTGTCCACCACCAACACATTTTCTTCTGCAATGTACTTCCACCGGCCCAGTGTGTCTACCGGGTGCTCCATTTCCACCACTATGGCGCCGCCCAACTCAATGCTTACGGTGCAGGAATAAGGCGTCAGTACCATATCGCCATTGTGTTTCAGTGCCGCTTTTCCAGTGAAGTTCTGCTTAGAATATACTTCAATCATTGGCGCCTCCAGTTAGGCACATACTCCAGCGTTGCAGGGTTCTTTGTGCCGCCAAATTTGATTGTGTTTGTGCCCTTGACCAACACCAGGCCGTCCAAGTCGCCGGTTGCATTGCCGTTGACGATCTTATAATCGCCGGTGTATACCATACGCTTTTCTACATCGATAATGGTGGTTGGTGTCGTGATCCGTATGGTTACAGCATTGCCGTTGACAGTGATAGTTGCCGTGTTGCCTGTTGGATATTTGGTCGTTATATAGAAGATCGGGTACGCTGTCTCATACTGATTGTTTACGACCTCCGGGCATGGCACTTTTGTGCCACCGCGCACCAGGTACTGGTATGCGGTGCAGGTGAATGTGATCGTAAACTGTGCCAGCCGCCGGTATATGCGAGTGAACTCGGAGGTCTCCACCTTGCGGACCCGGAGGTAATACTCCGGGTCGTCGTTCTTGATCAGTCGGCTGGGGCCTGTCGGGTGAAATAGCCAGTCTTTGATCTCGCGCACCCGCTCGTCCCATTCTGTGTCGGACGATACCAGAAAATTGCAGGCGTAAGGCACCGGTATGTCTTCATAGGTGCCATTGTCCAGGTAGTAGCTGCCGTCCATTGCCGCTACATTTGTTTCTTCGATCTTCTTAACTGCTGCCGGCATATTGGGTCGCTGGGTCGCCTTAACCCCCAGTTCGGAGGCGTTTTTGCCTCCAAAAGTAAAGTCAAACTTATCCATCTGTATCTAACCCCTTTGCCATTTCATAGTTTCGCTGATCCTTAGTCACTTCGTCTGAAACTTGCTGTACAACCTTGCTGCCGATCTCCTTACCGTCCAGGTAAGTATGCACGATTACCGTCGGGCGAACACAGGCGATCAGTCGCCGGAGCTGGTTGTCCAGCATTTTACTAAGTGCGGTGTAGAAAGGACTCAACGGCAGGATCGCTTCCCCGCCGGTGCTGGGTTCACCGCCTGCCAGCAGTGTACCTCCGTAGGCGCCAAAGATCTGTCGTCCGCGCATAATGGCGCCGCCGGCGTACCAGTCGATATTCAGCTTGGGCACAGATGGCGGATCCAGGCTGAAGCCGCCGGTAATACTAAAGTGCGGCAACTTGATGTTCGGGAATTTCAGTTTCAGCTTATTAAAGAAGCCCCGAATGGCCGCCAAGCCTTTGCTCACAATGTTTTTGGCGTTGTTAATACTGTTGGATATGCTGTCTTTGATCCCACCGAAAATGCGCGATACCAGGTTCTTGATCCAGTTCAGCGGTACGCTGATTATGTTCTTAAGCGCATTGAACACCGTCGATACTACCGTCCTGATGGTGTTGACTACTGTGGTAACTACTGTCTTAATCGCTTTCCAGGCAGTGGTTATAATCTTTTTCCAGATGGTCACATAAGTGACGATCACGACACGGATTGCAGTGAACACCTTTGTGATTATATTCCTAATACCGTTGATAATTGGCGTAAGGACAGCCTTAATACCGTTCCACACAGCGGTCCAGACTCGCTTGATCGCATTACCGACAGTCGAGATGATGGTGCGGATCACTCGCAGGGCGTTTGAAATAACGGTCTTAATAGCGTTGAATGCTGCGAAAACATATTGCTTGCAGTTATCCCAAATAAAGCGGAATGGCAGCGTAATTATGTTAAATGCAGCGCTGAACAGATTTGCAATGAACATAATGGCCACTTGTATGCCGTTTTTTATTCCGTTCCATACCGACTTGACAAAATTCCACAATGTCGTGAAGATGTTCTTTATCCAATTCCAGGCTGTCTGAAATATGGCTTTCGCTTTATTCCACACATTTTCCAACGCAGGTTTGATCTTGTCCCAGTTCTTGATGATCAACACGATACCGGCTACTACAGCAGCCACAACGGCGGCAATAATCACGCCTTTAAGGCCAAGTGTCGAAAACACACCTGTGATAGCCTTACCTATCTTCCCGGCGCCGCTTGAAATCTTGCTGACCAGACCAAGGCCGGACACGGCGCTCTTGATCTTGGAAATGCCGGATATTGCACTTCCGACTGTACCAATAATTTTCCCTACGCCAAGGAGTAGCGGTCCGATAGAGGCCACCACTAATGCTATGACTGCGATTGTTTTCTGTTGGCTGTCACTTAAGCCATTGAACTTGTCTATGGCGTTGGTCACAGCTTGCGTGATGGAGCGGATCTCCGGTGTGAATTGTGAGGCCAAATTGATACCTGCGGACTCGAAAGCACCGCTCATGTTCTCCACATCGCCGGACAGGTTGTTCAGCATATTGTCCGCCATATCCTGTGCTGCGCCGTCTGCGTTCTTAAAGCTGTTCGTCATTTTGGTAAGCGCGCCGGACCCTCGATCAATCAACGCCTGCATACCCGATAAGGCATTTTTGCCGTACAATGTAACGATGGCATTTTCTTTCTGCTCTTGGGTCATGCCCTTGAATTTGGACTGAAGCTGCGCGACCTGATCGCTAAGGGATATCATGTTGCCTTTGCTGTCAAAGAACTTTACGCCCAGCTCTTCCATTTTGTCTCTCATTGCTTTGGTTGGCGCTGCCAGTCGTGACAATGCGCCGCGAAGAGATGTACCAGCCTGGCTGCCTTTAATACCCTGGTCGGACATAATGCCAATCGCAGCTGCGGTTTCTTCAAGAGAAATACCTAATGATGAAGCGACGGGCGCAGCATACTTCATGGCCTCACCCATGTCTGCCACTTCCGCATTGGTGTCTGCCGCCGCCTTTGCAAATGCGTCCGCCACATGTACAGACGCACTTGCGTCCAAATTAAAGGACCGCATGGTGGTTGCCATTACTTCAGCCGCATTGGCTACATCACCGCCGGACACAGCCGCCAGGTTTAGTACTCCGGGAATACCTGCCATGATCTCCTTGGCGTTATATCCTGCCGTTGCAAAGTTCTCCATACCGGCTGCGGACTCGGAAGCTGAGAACACCGTGTCTGCACCCAGCTGGATGGCTTGCTTGCGCAGCTTATCGAATTCGTCGTCGGTCGCACCGGCGATCACCTTAACTCGGGACATCTCACTGTCGAAGTCTGACGCAGTCTTGACGGAAGCAACGCCCACACCTGTGACTGCGGCGGTAATGCCCATCATTTTCTTGCCCGCTGCTGATACCTTATCTCCGGCGTTTTTCATTTTGTCGCCATATTCTTTCAGCTTGGCGGAGGAAAGCTCTTTGTTGGCTGCTTTCAGCTTCAGTTTCATGTTCTCCAATTCTTTGGAAAACAGCGTGCCTTGGTTCTTGGCCTTGGCCAGTTTATTGGCATTGCTCTGTAGCTTGCTTTCATTCTCAGCCAGGGCCTTTTCGGTCGCTTTGATTTCTTTCTGCAAGGCTTTGGTTTCCTTGCTGTTCTTGCCTGTTGCCTCGGCCGATTTGTCATAGGCGGTTTTGGTCTGATTGAGCTTGTTTTGCAGCTCTGAGTGCTGCTGCCACAGTTTCTTGTCTTCAGCCGTCAGTTCGGCTACCCGCTTGCTGTTGGCGGAGATCTTCTCCTCCTGGGCTTTGATCTTCTCTGTGAGCATTTGTACCCGGGCGCCAACCTCCTTGTGAGACTGACCCATCAGCTTAGCTTTTTGGGCGGCTAAGGAGTACTCCTGCTGTAGTTGCCGCATTTGGGCGTTCGCCTGCTTCATCACAGCTGTATAGCTGTTGGCGCTGGCCGTCAGTCGTATTGACGCTACTGCCATTGTCGTCCTCCTTTCTATCGCTCATCTGCGTGTTCCAATTTATACTTGATCAAAGAGAGTATGGCAAACACATCACCGGTAAGGGCGTATTGCAAATCGCAGCGCAGGCATTGGGTTGCCACATCCAGCAGGCTGTTGATTACTTCCAACTGCGCGCTCCAATAGTCTTGCTCGTCCTCTTCGTCCGTGTAGCCGTTCTCTCTGTCGTATTCATCGAATAGACTTTTAACTCGTTCCACCTGTTCCCCCGGACTCAGCCGGTTGATGGTTTCCGTGATCCGCTGTGCCAAGAAGTGGGCGGTGTTGCCCGCCACCAGCACTTCCTCTATATCGGCTTTCAGTACATAGCCCGCTGCTGTAGGCAGCACGGCTTGTACAAGGCGGATCGTTGCTTGTAGTCCCGGTGGTTCATCCGTACCGACGGCACGCATATAGGTGCAGTACCGCCGGTAGAAATCCAGGGACGCCGTGGAACGATAGATTGTTCCGTGGCAACTGACCGTTATATCCGGGATCAGCTGCCACGCTTGAAATTTGCTGTCATGGCGTCGATCTTCTGCTCAATCCGCTGTGCCAGATTGAGATCCACCGCCATGTAAGCCACGATCACATCGGCCACATCGGTGTCGCTCTCTGCCAGCTCTTCGGGTGTGAACTGTTCGCCGAAAGCGATCGCCAAAGCGTTAATGATGGCGGTGTAGGTCGGAGCGTCGATAGCGTCCTCCTCCAAGTTGACCGCTTCGCACGCCTGCTTGTAACGCAGGTATGTAGCCGTGCCCATGTGGTTGATGGTGTAATTCTTGCCGTTAAGCTCCAGCTGTGCAGCCGGAGCCTTTTTCATAATTGCGTCCATGTTTTACTCCTTTAACCGCCGACGGCTGCTGTGCTTGTCGTCCACTCCTGAACCTTGGAGAACCAGTCGGCAATAGCACCGGCAGCGTCCTTGTCTTCTGTGATCAGGTTGCTTTCGTCTACGGAGCAACTAAACTTACCGTCGTGCTTGCGCGCGTAGCAGGACAACTTAATTGTGTCGGTCTGCGTAGACACCTTGTCTGCCTTGGTCTCGTTAGTCTCCTCCATACCCTCGCTGGCGGTGCCGCAGTAATACCACACGAACTCGTATTTGTTATTCAGTCGCTTTACGCGATAGCCGATTGCGATTTCGTTCGGCTTGTCGTCTTCGCCTTTCACCAGATAGCCCTTTTCATAAAGATGGCCAAAAAGCGTAGCCTTTTCTGCCGGGGTCAGGGCGTTGACATCCAGCTCGATCTCCGTGCCTTCGTAGTTTGTCGCTGTTTCCTCCACTGCGTCATCGGAATACAGCTTTTCGCTGGAGAACTTGTCACTTATCTTGGCGCTGATTGCTCTTGCCAGCTTGGTCGGAATGCCGGCGGTGTAGCCGGTTGCGTCGTTTTTGGTGACCAGCGCCACATAGATGTCTTTCAGACCTACCCGGCGGCTGTGCACATTTCTATCCTCGTTCATATACTTATCCTTTCTCCGCCTGATTGGCGGCGTTGTCCTTTTCAACCGTCAGTGAGAAGCGCAGCTGTTTGACATATAGCTCTGTATCGTCCTCGTAAGCGTTATTGGCCTCCAGGAAGTCAAAGCCATAGGCTTTCATCAGCGCCAGCACTTCGGCGGCCAGCGCCACCTCGTCCACCAGGCTCCAAATATTCACCTGAACCGTAGCTGTCTCGCTCTCGCTGTCATCGTCGCTGTGGTCATCCTCCGCATAGCTGAGCGGCCAGAGAGAGATATGCGTATCTGTAATATCCGGGTCATACCACCCCTCCCGGACCGGAATACCCCGGCCGGAGATCTGCAACAGTGCAATACTGGCTTCATTGATCACATCTAACATATCGGTCTCCTTAATCGCCTAAATACTTGTTTGCGTATGACTGTAGCGTCGTTTCGGCAATGCGGCGGTACATGCCCTCGCACTGCTTGTTTGTCTTGTTGATGAATTCTCGTGGGCGCATTTTTGATGTTCCCCATTCAACAAACTTCATATAAAACTGCGGGCTGTTGTCGCTGAGCTTCCAGCCTACCTCTGCGTTTGAGCGGCCGTCTGTGTCTGTCCTTGTGTTTGACACCGGGATCACATCAGCGGCGTGCGCCGGTGAATACTGCACAAACCTGTGGCCGAGATACCGACCGGTTTTGCTGTGGTCCCTCGACCTGGGCACATTCCGCTTCATTGTCCTGTGTGTTTCCAGCTTGGACAGATTGATGATGTGGCGGGTGCATTGGCCCACCACATCTAAAGAGCTTACCTCTTGCAGGTTCTTTAGCAGCTGCTCCATGCCTTGAAACTCCATATTGACTATCACAAGATCACCCCTTATGTGGTACGCTCACACTTTAGCGTAACGAACTCGCGGCTGCCTCTCGAATAGTCGAGATGGTATATCCGATAGCGTGCGCCGGTGGCTACTTCTTCCACAAAGTAGTCCTTGGCATGCCCTCGCATATCTTCCAGGGCCTTGCAGTAACGCAGTTTGAACGCCAGCACCTCATGCAGCTTAGCAGCCATTGCCTGGTACAGTTCCTCGCCGTACAGATCGGCCGGCGTTGCCCACACATTCATATAGTGTGGGGCGCCTGCCTTATCTTCGATCTGTCGGCCGCCGTGGGTGGAAAACACACGCTTGCGAATATTGATTTTAATTTCCATCCCCGGCACCTCCGTAGATCTCGCTGTTTAGGAATGTGGAGGCGTGACCGCTGAGAAGCTGCATGTTTTTGCCGTACTTCTCCCTGTGGTCGTACAGGTCCTTAACGGACATCAGCAGCAACAGATCTTGGCGTGCGGTCGGTGCGGCTGCGTTATAGCTTGGGATCAATTCGCCAAGCGTTGCCGCCGTGGCGTCGATCATCAACTGGATCAGTTCGTCATCGTCCGCATAGTCCACCCGCAGGTAGCTTTTAACCGTGTTCAGTTCCATTGCTTACCTCCGTTCTTTTGCAGTTGACTGCAAATTAGCCCGCTGCTGCTTTCAAGAAGCCCTTGGCCATGGCCGCACTGTCTACCACCTGTACATCGAAGCGGTCGCGCACCTTGCAACCCATCGTGTCAGAAGTCCAGTACACATTGGGGTTTGCCTCAATGGTCATCTTCTCGCGATCAAACAGGGTTACTGCCTCGTGGCCGTCACCCATATAGATGGGTGCGCCCTTGGAAGCGTCTGTCTTAAGGGTCTTGTTTGATAACGGAGTGATCGGATAAGTGCCGAAAAGTAGTTTCCCGGTCTTCTTCATCGGGTCCGGCTGCAAAATGTAGTCGCCATTTTTGTCTTTCAGTCTGTCAAGGAAGTTGAAACCATCCTGATTTGTGATTACCTCCGCGCCTCGTGCGATTTCTGGATCCAATGTGACATTGAATACATCTTTCAGCCCATCCACATCTGCAATGGTGACTGTGTTTTCACCAACTGCTGCGTCAAATGCTGCTAAGATTGCGGCATTTCGTGTCGCAATGCTCTTTTTCGCGCAGTATTCGGTCAGGAAGGACATAATGTTTTCTGCGGTATCACGAAGCAAGTCGAAAGTCAGCTTAATGATACCGCCGCGCTTTTTGATCTTGTATTTGATCGAACGCATTTTGGGTGTGCCAACTTCATCGAATTCTGCTGCTTCGTCGATCTCCGGCCAGGGCGTGTATTCAGCGTCAACCTCGATCACACGCGTGCCTTCGTTAACCGCAGTGGTTTCAATGTTGACATGGTCCTCCAATGCAATATGGCCTCGTTTCAGCTCCTTGATCTCCGTTTGCAGATCGTGCGGTACGGTCAAGCCGCCGTCTTCATCTGAGCCCTCGGACATTACATTCAGGATTTGTTTTTGCTGTTCGGAAAGGTAGTCTTGCGGGACAGTACCCTTATTCTTCAAAGCCTTGAAATTTGCTTTTAAGTACGCCGCTAATGCAGCTCTGCGCTGCTTCGGTGTGACTTCCTTTTGATCAATGACCTGGTGCGGTTCTGTACCTGCACTGGCCTGCTTGGTGTCCATCACATCAGCCAGCAGATCGAATTTCTGCTGCAACTGCTGCAATTCGTCTTTTGCGGTTTGGGCCTCGGTCAGCTTGCCGGCTTCGGCCAGGTCCTGCACTTCCTGCTTCTTTGTGTTAATGCTGTCCAGCAGGGCTCTGAGCTTTTTGTTCATGTGTTTTTCCTCCTAAAAATTTTTTATTTTGTTCCGTAAAGGTATAAATCCGCCAGGATTTTGTCCTTTTTGGTGTCTTTTGCGGTGTCGGTGTTGACACCGGGCGGCAGGCTGGTGTACCTGTCGTAGAATGTGCTTGCACAGGCCACCATCGGCTCTGCATTCTCCACCTCGAAGTTGAACACTTCGGCGATATTCTGCGAAGTCAGCCAAGTTTCGGCCGTCATAAGGTTGGCAAGCGCTTCTTTGTCCACTTTATCGGACATTTTTGTGCTGTACAGTTCCAGAATGGAGTCCTTGGCTGTATTCAGTTGACCAATTACAGCGGCAAAGTCAGCAGCATTGCCCCAACAACCCGTCATCGGGTCGTGGATCATCACCTGGGCACCGGTGCGAATGACCACTCGGTCGCAGGCGCACAGAATGACGGAGGCAATGCTGGCGGCAATACCGTCCACATATCCGACGGTCTCTCCTGCGTGTGCTTTGATGATATTGGCAATGGCGATCCCGGCAAAGACATCGCCGCCGCCGGAGTTGAAGTGAATTTCCACAGACTTGTCCGGCTCGATCTGGTTAAAAAAGTCTGCAACCTGTTGTGGGCACTTGTCGTTGGCATACTCGCCGCCATAACCGCTGCAATCGTACATACAGATGTCGCCGTAGAAGTCCAGCACAGCTCTGTCCGCCTCATCATAGAGGGCACAGTAGCCGACCTTTTCCCGCTTGTTGCTCACACGGTTAAAGCGCTCAAAATTCAATACCTTGTTCATACGATCCTCCTTTCCGTCAGTCTGTGTTGTTGGCGCCGTACTGGTCACCAACTCTATCAAGCGGAATGTAGGTTCCGTTGACAATGGGGTTATCTCCGCCTTGTACCGGCGGGTTGTCTTCCAGCTCTCTGCACTCGTTGATGGTGGCAATGCCCTTGTCCACCTTTTGCGCAAAGATCTCTGTTTGTGTTTTGCTGTCGGTCCGCAGCAGCACTTTGTCGTTGAATTTGTAGTAGAAGCCCGCTGCCCGCTGCGGATCTGTTAGGCATTTATAGTTCAGTTCCTGCTCAATTTGCGAGATCGGGAACAGCATTGTCTCGGTCAGGAATGCCAACTGTTGTTGCTCGCTGTTGGCATAGCTGCTTTTTGAATAGTCGTTGATCTGCGTGGGCTTGATCCCGAACGCTGCCGCAAGCTGCAAAGCACCGTACTGTTTCAATTCCAAGAACTGGGCGTCTGACAACTTAAAGTCGATCGGTTCAAGTTTGAAGCCCGGCGGTACCGGGATAATGCGCCCGGCGTTGCTGGCACCTGCGCCGAATTTTTCAAACTGCGTGATCATTTTTCTTTTGGCGCTCTCGCTTAACTCGCCGGTGTAATTCAATACGGCCTTTCCTGTCATACCGTTCTTGAACAGTTTGTTCTGGTATTCCTGCGCAGCAATTTGGCCGTCTACGGTGGACCGCAGCAGCTCCAACACAGAGGCCCCACGGTACCCATCGAATGTAAAGAAATTCTTGAAGTGCAGCACAGTGTCCGGGTCAAAGATATAGCTGTGCCCGGTGTAACGATCTTGGTACCAGTAGTACAGCCCACCACCGTCCGTCCCGAAGATACCGGCGTCGTCCACAAGCAGATTGACCTGATTAGATGGCATGATCCACAGACCCTTGGCCTTGACGGAGCCGCCATACTTCTGCCTGGTGAAATCTTGCTGCACCCACACATAGGCGTTGCCATAGTGGTCCAGGTTGGCCGACACGCTACTCCAGAATGTGGCCGGTGTCATATATGGGTTGGGCCGCTCTGTCAGCAGCACCGCCATATCGTCCTTTTTCGCCGTTTCGATCTTACCCTCAGACTTCTGATAAAACTTCAAAGGCATTGACCCCAGGGTCTCGGCCTTTTTCTTCAGGCAAATGTAATAGGTCACATCGTTTTGTGGCCGTTTGCCGGATGTTTGAATGCCCAGAAACTCCATCAGGCTTTCGTCCCCCGGCGAAGTGCTGGGCAGTACAAAGGCGTTTCGTACTGCCGTTGCGTTTTTTCGCAGATTATCAAAAAATGGCATTCTATTTCGCTCCCATCAGTGAAAGATATTCTTCTACCACATCGTCCAAATTGACCGCCTGCTCCTCTTGCATTGCCATTAGCCATGCGTCGATCAGCGCGTCTACCGGGTCGATACGGTCCGTCTTGACTTCCTTGTCGATCTTGACCTCCCCATAGGAATTGCCCACCGTCTTGGCGGACAGCATGGAGCGGGTCAAAAGTGCGTCGTCGCCGTTATACTCCACATGCCCTGCCTTGATCTCCAGCCGTAGGTCCTCCGTAGGGGTTGACAGCACCCGGTGCGTTTGCGTTACGGACAGGCAGGGGGCGATCTCCTCCAGGTCTGCCAGAAATGCAGAAGCGTTGTGCGGATCGTAACAGATGACTTGTAGATCCAAGTCGTAGTCTGCAATCAGTTGCTTAAGATAATTGAGAATGTAGCGGTAGTCGGTTTTTACACCGCCCATTGTCTCCGTTACCGTAATCAGACCCTGCCGCACCCACACATCGTATGGGGCGTCGTCCGACTGTATATGTTCTTCCAGTCTCCTGGAGGGCATGAAGCTGTGACTGAAAACAAAGTACCGTTTTTCGCCATCCACATAGTAGGGGACAACGATACTTATACTGGTCAGATCGCCGCCGGAGGACAGGTCCAAGCCGGCATAAGCCTTTGAACCGATAAAGTTCTTTAAGGTGCGGTTTGACGCGCCTGCCGTCCATTCCTCGGCATTTTCAATGTAGTTGTTGCCCGCTGCCTGGATCCAGCAGTTCAGCTGCTTTACAACGAAGTCACGGAGGGTGTCTCCGCCCTCCCGCCGGGCCTCGTTGGCTGTTGCGATCATGTTACCCAGCAGATCCGGCCTGTCTCGCAGCAGGGGATTGGGCTTTAGCCAGTTGGTCGGTTCAAAATAGTCGTCGCCCTGGTCCATTTCTGCAATAAAAACAAATCGTGTCGGGTTATCGAAAGTACCGTCTAAGATACTACAGCAGGTCTCATACATCTTGTGACACGGATATTTGAGATTGAACCCGGCAGTAGTGATAACGCTGATCAGGCAGGATTTCATAAACTTTGTGCCGCCCTCCAGCAGCTTATAGACCTGGTTGTTTTTATGAGCGTGGTATTCGTCCACGATCCCCAGGTACGGCCGGAAACCGTCTATCCGCTTGGTGTCACCGGACAGAGCGCGTATGCGGCTGCCGGTCAGCTTGCAATCTATAGTTGAGTTGTGCTCGTGCACATTGAATAGGGCCTCCAGGTCGTGGTCGCTGCGGATGAACTTCACCACTTCGTTGAATACGATCTTGGCCTGGTCTGTCTTGGTGGCTGCACAGTAAACCTGCGCATATTTGTATTTGGTGAAATTGCCGTAGAATGTGGCAAGGATCCCATTGAGTATGCTTTTGCCTTGCTGCCGTGCCAGTTGGATGTATGAAGTCCGGTACCGGCGGTGGTTGCCGTCTTTTGTTCGCCAACCGTGCAGGCTTCCAAGGATAAACGCCTGGAAGTCAGCGCAGACGAACGGCGTCTCTTCGTCACCCTCGGCAATGGTCAGCTTCTCGGCAAAGTTGATCAGGATTTGCGCTTGGCGCGGATCGAAGTAATAGGCGAATGGCGCCAGATCGCTTTTTTTCAGGTCATCTAAATGGCGCTGGCAGGCTTGAATTTCTCTTTTTCCGACACCTGCCACTTGCCCGCTGCATACCCGCTTGGCGTAGTCTGTCGTGCGATCAATCGGCAACATCATCACCGACCAGGAATTTGTTGACCGGTTCTTCCTTCTTTTTTGGCGCCACCAGTCCAAAGCGGGCGCTCATTGTCAGCCCAAAGTCGGCAGCGCCCTGTCGGCACTGCTGCCATAATCTGCTGCGGGCAATTTGCAAATTCTCGTATGTAGAGTTGTATGCCAGCGTAACGGTGCCGTCCGGTCGTTCAACTTCTTTCATCATCTGTGTTTTCGTTAGTTGTTTGGTGATTTCCAAGAAGTCCCGCTCTACCACGACCAGCCGGAACAGCGCCTGGCTGTCCAGGTTGCTGACGGTGTTCTTTCCAAGCCGCAGCAGTTCTGCCACGATTTCATCGAAACGCTGTTTATACTTCCTGGGCGCGCCTTTTGGGTACTCAATATGATCAGCCGGAGCGACCAATTCCCCCTGCCTGCGCTCTTCGATCTCAGCCTTAGTAAAGTGCTTCTTGCCTTTTGCGATAACGGCGTCTGTTGACTGCCTTTTTCCGGCCATTCCGGTCACTCCTTTCCGTAATTTCCGTAATACTTCAAAAATAATCTATCTGTCAGGTCTGTAAGCCTTTGAGCTTTCGTGGGGAGTTTTCTCCGTAAGAAAGAGTGGGCGCGACTATCCTCGGGGTGCCCCAAACTTCCCTTGCACCCCCCTCTGCTCCGCCTCGAACCGCTCCAGCAGCCGCCGCAAAAGCTGCTGCGTTTGCTTTTTTTCAGCGATGGAAGAGTCATACAGCGCCTCAATCTTGTTGTGGTTGGCGTTGGTGAGCGGAAAAAGGTTGCGCTGCTCGCAGCGTTTGCTCCAGTCCTCGCTCAATGGCACAATATGGTGGACCATCTCGGCGTATTGGATCACTCTATCCACATATAGTGCATACAGATCCAGTCCTCCGGCGTGCTGCAAGCGGAGCGCTCTTGCTTTGCGCCATTCGGCGCTTGTATAGAACGCATACGCTCTCTTATCTCTGCGGGTGGCGTTATATTCCTTATGCCTGTCTGCTGCGTGCTGTGCACACTCCGGGCACATCTCCAGTGCCTGTGGAATGATCTTGCCGCAGCGGCACATTTTAAGCAGCGCCATTTCAATGCCCTCCCTTACATTCCATTGTAGTGAATAGTTTAACGGCACACCATACAAGAAAAAAACACGAAAAAAACACGAAAAAAACACGAAAAAAACAAAGAAATAAGGGGGTGGATACCCACCCCCTTAAGGCTTAGCGCAACGCCTGCACCCCATATAGATATACGGCCAGCCGCTTGTTGATTTGGTTGATCCAGTTGTGTGGCGTGTTCTCGTGCGTTTCCATCTGCTCGGCGATTTGCTCATAAGTCTTTCCGTCGATGTATTTAAGGCGGAACGCCACCATCTTCTGATCTTCACCGACCGCCGCATAGTCCTGCGCGATCTGTACCAGCGCTGCGTCTATCTGGCTGAGTAGGCGGCGCGTCTCCTCTTGACCCTCCTGGTCCTCCGGCTGCACTTGCGAGCCTACATACGCCTGCATGGCTCTGTAGTTGGCCATCAGCGCTTTCGTTTTCTTGACCGCTTCGTTTTTCTTTTTGTGCGCCATTTTTCCCTCCTTTCGCCCAGCGTCTGCTTAGCCGTGATGACCAGCAGACACAGTGCAAACAGTATTGCCCCTGCCACCACTGCCGTGGCGGCTAACAGCAGCAAGTGGATCAGTAGGCGAAACAGCAGCACATTGGCCATAGCCAGGTACTCAGCCATTCCGGTCACCGTCCTTGATCTGTTTGGCTTTGCCCACCGTGATCAGCAGCGCCGGTACATCTCCTCCGAAAACGAACTTGAACCCTTGGATCTGGTGGCGCCACATTGCGGCACCTCGCATTTGGACGACACCGAGCTGAACTTCTGCGGACGGCTCAAACTGGGCAAGGTAGCCTTGCAGGTCTGCCACCTTGAGCGTTTCTGTTCTTTTCTTATTCCACAAGCGCTTTTTAATTTCTTCCATGTTTTCTCCTCTCCGGATCTATAGTTCGTCTACTACTCTTTCTGCGCAGTACTTCGTCAACTCATCATGAAGCGGCGGGGAAACTTGCATTGATAGTTCTATGATCTGTGTCTTTGGCTTACAGTTGGCGCACCACACTTCCATGTTGCCATGGCTCATTCCCATTAGTGCGTACGGACCGTAAATTGTCATGCGGTGCCAACACACATCACAGTGGTAACATTGATCGCAGGTCATTGTGCCACCTCCAAATTCCGTGCAGTCGACTGCAAAACTTGAATAACGGCGGCGGAGAGTTTGGCTCCGGTGGCCGGGTCCTTGGCATTGATCTTGCCGATCAGCTCCTGTACCTTTGCGGCTGTTTGTTGTAGCTCGGTGAAGTACACCCGGCAGGCTGCCACATCCGTGTCTGCACCCGCTGCCTTGGCTTGCCGAACAGCGGCGTCCAACTTGGTGGCGTTACTGTCCAACTGCCGTTTCAGGTCTGCCTTTTCCTGCTCCAGTTTTTCCACAGCGGCTTTGGTTTTTTCCTCGGCGTCTGCCTTTGCCGTTGCCAACTTAGCTTTGTAATCCTTAGCGGCTTCCTTTTCCGCTTCCTTTCGGATCGCCTCCGGGTCCGGCGCTGCGTCGGCCCGCCGTTGTAATTCTTCCAGCTGGGCGCTGTACTTGGCTTTTACTTCCTGCTCAATGGAAGAACGGAGCGCGTCCGTGTCCACCGGCTCCGGTGCTTCGCTTAATTCGCTCTGTGCCTGACCAAGATCGAAGGTCAGCTGTTCCGTCTGCTTCTTGTAGCGTTCCACCTCAGCCTTTAATTCCCTGACCGTGGCGCTCTCCAGGTCCACATCGGCCGCGAACTCTTCCCGCTCATAACTGCTGATTTGAGAGATCAGCTCCAGCTTGGTGATCCCCAGGTCGGCGTGGTCGGCCATATACTTCTGACCCAGCTTTTCATAGGCTGATATGTAGGAATAGGCTTGCCGCTGCTTAATGCCGCAGGCTTGCTCGGCGTACTCCTCGAATGTGTCATAGCCAAGCTCCGTGTATAGTCCCTCATCCCGCATTGTCTTAAGATCGTGGCACACATCTACCAGTGCTCTGGCCATTACCTGGCCGTTGGCCAGGATCCGAGCGTGGGTGTCGTAGGCTTTCTGTGTGGTGGGCGTTACTTCTTGCATTGTAGTGATTTGGTTATCCATAAGTCCTCCTAACTTACTGCTTTTGCTTTTTTGTTTGACTTTAGATAGGCAAGCCAGGCTTGCATGAACTCCTGCACATCCGGCGGTGCAGGTCGGTTGTGATCGGCTCTGCATTGAATAACGGCGCCGTTTTTGAACTCAACGGTCACATAGGATTGATCCGGGTCCGACTGCTTGCGGACGAAAAGTATATCCGTCTTTCTGTCCAGGTATTGTTCCGTGTAACAGGAGTACACACAGTTGTGCTGGGCGCAGCCCTCTTTTAGCAGATCCTCCGGCCCCTCGGCCGGCCGAATGATCAGCCCGCTGCTGGCGTATGTATATTTCCGTTTCAGCTTTGGCAGGTCCTTAGCTAACTTCATTGCCCGCTCGGCTTGCTTTTTTGCTTTCTTTTCATTAGCTTTGCGTGTCAATTCTTCGGAATACTGGCGGTGCAGGTCTCGCAAGTCCTGTGGAACGGCTACCTCTTTACGGTTAACATCCAGGCCCAACCGTCTGCACTGATCCAGATAGTCGCTGTAATCTGACAGCACATTTGTTGGTGTTCCATATCCTCCCGCTGCCTGCCGATTTACCCAGTTTATTGCCTTTTGCGGAGATAGGTGCTGCCTCAAAACATCAAGCGCCTTGTAGCATTTCTGCTGGCTCCAGCTGTATTGGAAAGCAAGAAAAAATAGAATATTTTTATCTGTCATTTTGCAGCCGTATTTTTTCAGTGCCGCTGTTGCTTTGAGTGTGTTACTACTTATGACGCCTTTTGCTTGTAACATACGGTACTCCTGCTTGGTCAGTCGCATTGCCTTGTAAGGCACCACTTGCTTGTAGTCCATACCGGTTGTGCAGTTCCACTCCACTTGTTCGGCTACCAAGTCGCTGTTGCCCTCTTTGATCAGGCGTTCCGTGAGTACCGGGTACCTGCTGTATTGATACAACAGCCCAAGCAAGTTGACCGGGTAGTTGGCTATAGCACTACGGTGCAATTGCTGCGCACACTCGTGGTACGCTTCCCATGGAAGATAGCGCAGATTGCTCCTCTCCAGCGCCTCTTCAAAGCCAAGCAGCTTTGCTCCCTCTCCCTCTGTACATTTCCAGTTGTTGTGATCCAGCTTAACCGGCTCCACCGTACACGGCAGTTTGCGTGTTGGTTTCTGCTTAATGCTAACTGACATTTTGTCGCCATAGTAACTGTATTCAGCCACGAAGTGCTGCCCAATGTTGAAGTATGCAGCGTACAGCAGTCTGCCCACTTCCGGTACGGCCTTAAAGTCATGTGTGTAGTTTTCGTACACCCGAACGAAAGATAGCAATATACCGCCGTTCCTTGTCCGCTGCGCCACCGCTACTACTGCCGTATTACACAACTGACTACGGCCACGCCCGGCGTCTTTTACTCTGACTTCGTGCCCGCAGGCGGGGCAGCATACGGTGTCGTTATGCCGTGCAGAGCGGCAGGCGGCGTGCTTGTCCGTCCATAGCCGCATGTTCTCAATGTCGATCTGCACATCCTTGCCGCAAGCGGTACAGTAGCCATATCTGTGACCGTATTCTTTGTGTTTGAAAAAATACTGCTCGTTGACGAACACCTGCTTATGTGCGAATGCCAATATCTTTTTCTCCGGCAGTTTCGGGCGGCCGTTCCAAATTTTCCGAGCCTGTTCCTGTGTAAGCGTGTTCAGTTTCTTTCCCATACCGACACCTCACAGCAAATCCAGCAGGTCGATGATCTCCGCCTTGGTCTCTTCGGCAGTAAAACCGTAATAGCCAGCTGCCCATTCGTACACGGTGTCGTCCGGCACGGCTGCGCAGTTGCCCGCTGCTTGTTTCCGTGCGTTGCTGGTGATGTGATCCCAGCAGCCTTTCAGGCTCTCGCCCTCAGCCAGTACCTTGTCCGCGTTTTCATCATTGACCAGGCAGTGGTCGATGATGTGTGAGCAAAGCAGGCGCACGGTGGCGCTGCCCATCTTCTCCGTCTCCTGGTCGATCTTATCAATGGCTTTTTGGATTTTCTCGGTCATTTCAGCGTTACCTCCTTGATCTGCGCCAGCGCGCAACGCTGGCAGTGCTCGTCCAGTTCCGGCTTGTCAAGGCCGCACCGGTTATTGATTGAGCCGTAGATACACACATCTCTGCATATCGTCGCCAAGATCGCAACTGTAGTTTTTTCGTTCTCATTCTTCATTATTGCGCTCCTCAAAGGCCATACCGGCCACGGTGCCCAGGTTGATCAGATCCCTGCATACAGCTTCTGCTTTGGACAGATCCATTGTTCTGATCACGCCCTGCACGATCAGGCCGGATTTAACGACCACCAGGTCCCCGCGCCGGTACAGATCGTACCCCTCTTCTTCCTTTTCGATAGGTTGCAACGCTCTTTTGTTGATGAATGTCATGCCCGCACCTACAATCAGCGGTTGCCATACAGCGCCTGCGGCTACAATGCAGGTGTCCAGCGTGGCGGCATATTCTTCATCGGGGCATTGGTCTGCCAGCGGCAGATCCGCTTTTGGCATTCTTGTCATGATCACGCTGTCATCCTCTGCCAAGTCAGCGACCATGCGCAGCGTCTCTGGCGTGTATTTAGGGTGGCCGTACAGGATGTACCCGCAGCTGCTGTTGCTGAGCATTTGCTCGCCGTCGGGTAGGTCATATAGAAAATAGGTCTTGCTTCGCTTGCAAATGGATAACATTTTCTTAAAGTTCATCTGTCTGTCTCCTTTACGCTTATGCCGTGTATAAACAGCATAAGTTTTCGTTTGATGATGTATTCCTTTGTTTTGGCGCCCTTGGTGTCCTCTACCACCTGCTTCCAGGTGCCGTCCGGCTGGCAGACCTCATATACAAAGTCCGCTTTATAAATCACCGGGCGCTCTTTTCGGTATTCGCCGACCCCTGCCGGGATCAACTCATAAGGGACCTGCTCCCGCAGGTTGCGCACCAGCCCGTGCCGCTCCAACAGTTGCAGCTCCTTTGCCCGCTTGCACTCGCTCCGGCTGTCGTATGTGCGGCCGTCCGCTTGGGCTTTGACTGCATGGTATTTGTTCCCGCCTTTAGCCCGCTGCCGGAGATACTCCTGGTACTGGGCAGCAGTCCAGTGTTCTTGGGTACCCATCAGCCCGCTGCCTGCTCCGCATGGGCGTAAGCCATACGGATGAACTGGTGCTCCACGGTGCCAATGCGCTGTCGCTCCTGCTCCAGGCACTTTTGCATATACTTGCTTGAAAGCACTGTCTCCTCAAACTCCCGACGCAGATCATCGGTCATACCGTACTGGCCAAGTCCCTTGGCGCTCTTAAAGGCTTCCCACTTTGGCCGGATCAGCGGGTGGTTGATGTTCAGCTTAAAGCCGTAGTCGTTGTGCGGTGCCAAGATCAGCTGGGTTTGGCGTTCCTGCTCCAGATTGCGCACTTTTTCCCGCATTTGTTCCCATTGCTGTATGTATGTCACTTTGTCCTCCTAACACAGGTACCTATGGTTCTTGGCCCGAATAGGGCAGAGCACATAGGATTGATACTTGAAGCCTGTTACTTCGTCCTCCCAGTTGTTCAGCGTGTCCTTGACCACATAGTAGCCCTTGGGTGCTCTTGGTTCGTCTGCCCAATGGTCGCTGTAGATGACCTGGTATTCCGGTTCCGGTACCACCAGGTTACGGCTACGGCTAAAACACACTCTGGACTTGGCCGTTGTGTACTTGCCCTCGTGTCCTTGCTTGATGTGGGTCTCCTCGCGTAGGTACCCGCCGTAGGTGTGGTGGTCTCGATCGTCCACCGGTACATACTCCACCCGGCCATAAGGCCACCTTGGCAGTTTGGTCAAGTCAATACCTGACAACGCCATGTGGATATGTGGGTTCCTGTCCGGGGTCTCAATGGCTCTCATCCACTTGAAGTCTACGCCGGCCTTTTTGTAGGCATATCGTAGCTTGTGCATATATGCCGCCCACAGTTTTTTGATCTCTTGCAGGTCCTTGGGCCTGTCCGCCTTGCGGAATGTAAAAGTAGCGGTCAGGTCACCGGGTCCGAAGTTTGCATTAAAGATCATCTCCTGCTGTAGGCACGCCTGGCGATTGTTGACCGCCGCCTGCGCCTCGCTGGTCTTTCCGTAGTTGCTACCCCTGGTGCATTTATTCTTGCTGCCGTAGCGGGAGGAGTAATGCCGCTGAATGTATATACATTTACCTGCGTGGGTGGTCTTTTGCACCCATGGCATTTTGTTTGCTCCTTTCTGGACGGACCGGCACTCTATGGAAATGCTGAAAAACGCTGATCGGCTCCCGGGTGGAAAAGCAAGTTTCCCACCGGTTCACCGGCGTATTTCACATTCCCACAGAGCACAGCTCCTCATTATGCGGCGCGGGTGCACACCCTGTTGCCGCCGGTCTCCTGCCTGCGCCTGAACCCGCTGAAGAATGCCAAGTGATATATATTTCTGCCGTTGGCGTTTTGCGTCTAAAAATAATACTTTGAACAAGGCGCAAAAAAGGAGCACAGACCCCTTTTTTTTGCCCTTGCCGCACGGCTTGTCCTTGACTTCTCTGCGGTCCTTATATATAATGTAATTAGCGCAGGCGTTTTACTTTCTTTTCGCCGCCTGTGTTCAAGTCGACTGGTCGCTCAGTCGGCTTTTTCTTTTTGCCCGCCGCTTTGTTCGCCGTCATACTCCAGCGGCAGCATAATGGCGGTCACTTTCGGCAATTCCATCAAAGCCTTGGTTTTCCGTTCTGCGATGACTTCCAGCGCCTCGTAGTTGCCGTCACCTTGCACATACACGGTATCACCGGCTCTTACGGTATTCCACGGCGCCCGCAGAACAATATGGTCCTCATCCAGCTTAGCAATCACCAAATCAATGTAATCGTCCATTTTCATCATCCTTTCCCAGTTGAATTGCGTGCAGATACGCCAATTCAAAGTCTGTCAGCGGCGCTACCAGCACCACCTTGTGGGTTTCGTCTTCGATCACCAGCCGTTTATCCTGCTGCGGCTCGTCCTCGTCCTTGGGCAGCACGAACACCGCCAGAGCGATCAATGCGCAGCCGGTGCCGCTGATTACAACGGACATCCACCAGTACGGATTATCCGCTATCAGGCAGCAGCCCAACATCACCAGCAGAAAGCCGGTAATCACCAGGACCACGCCTGCCTTTTCGCGTTTCGTCATTGGTTTGTCCTTTCTTTGCAGTTGACTGCAATTTAGTATTTTCCGGCGTTGTATGCGTGGAACGCCGGGGCGAACACAGCCAGCTTGGTGCCGTTCTCACCCAACTGAATGAGAGGAAAGCCCGGGCGGTGCATATACTGCCGCGCCGTTGGTATGCTGCAATTCAGGTATGCCGCCACATCTTCCGGTCCAAGATACAGCTTTGTACCTTTGACCTTGACCTCTTCCTCTACAGCTTCGGCGGTGCGGATCAGGTCAATATAGCTTTGCAGGCGCTCCATACGCTGCTGCACGGCGGCGTCGAAATCGTCCATTGCCAAGGGGCTGTCCTTGTTGATGGGTACTTTCATTGCTATTCTCCTTTCTTGATTAGGCCAGCCCTTTGGGCAAGCGGCAGAACCGCAAGCTGCCCGCTGCACGGCAAAAGTGCCGATTGCGATAAATGTGATGTTGGGTGGGGCGGGCACCGGAAGCAGGGACACAGGGGGGTAAATTTGACAAAAAAGAAAAGAAAAAAGAGAAGAAATGAAAAAAGGTCCCGCTGCCTGCGTATCTCTGCCGCCGCCCAAAAGGCTGGCCGTGTGCTTAATTGTTTCGCTCGGCGATGATCTCGTTAATTGCGCCGAGGATCCGCTCTTTTGCCTGGGGCGGTTTGCGTCGGCCAATCAGTATTGAGCTGATGTAGCTGCGCGTGTAACCCATATACTGCGCGAGCTCAACTTGTGTGATCTTGTTGATGTGCATTTTTCCGATAGCCTCAGCGATCCACTCGTCCATTGCGTTACCTCCTTTTCTGTGCTTTTGTGCACAAATGCACACTTTTTTGCATTTTGTAGTTTACAAATGCGTACAAGCGTGCTATAATGAGGCTGTTCTGAGACCTAAGATAACAGCGCGAGTCCGCATTTGTTGACTACAGTTGCCATTATAGGCTGCCAGAGTGTACTTGTCAACACTAAAAGTCTACATTTGCGTACTTTCGTGATTATGCACAAAAAAAGTGAGGCAAAATTGTGGATTTTTTCGAGAGATTTACTGCACTCTGCAAAGAAGAGGGCGGCACTACGACCGGCGTTGGGCAGTCACTTGGTTATTCCAAAGCGACTGTTGGCCGGTGGCGCTATGGTAGCATACCGTCAGCTGACGCTTTAACTGCTATAGCCGAACACTTTGGCGTGTCGGTGGACTACCTTTTGGGAAATACGGACATAAAAAATCCCCCGGACCAACAAAGTCCGGAGGAAATCGCCAAAGTGGCTCTATTCGGCGGTGATGGTGAAGTCACCGATGAGATGTGGAACGAAGTTAAAGGTTTTGTAGAATTTATCAAAGATAAGAGAAAGAGAGAGAATGACAACAACTGAGTCCCTGTTCGATGAGATCGAGCGAAACAACATAGAGGTGTATCTGGGCAGTATGCCCGCTGCCAAGTCTGCGTCGGCCAATATCGGCGATGATTATTACATAGCACTTGACGAGCAGAGCCTGGAAAGCACCGCAGAGGCCCGCTGCCGCCTTGCCCACGAAGCCGGGCACTGCATAACCGGGTCGTTCTACAACCTATATGCCCCGCTTGACCGGCGCAGTAAGCACGAACGCCGGGCAGATAAGTGGGCGGTAAAGAAGTTGATCCCCAAGGCCGAGTTGGAGGCGCAGCTGCGCCAGGGGCTGGAGCCTTACGAGCTGGCCGAGCATTTCAATGTGACGGAAGAGTTCATCCATAAGGCGTTGGAGTTCTACTTTGAATGTGGAATGTCATAATTCACGGCGTGCCGTGATTATAGATGTAATAATTTAATAGGAGGAAAAAAGAAATGGGTCTGTTTACATCAGCAGAGGAAAAAGAGAGAAAAAAGCAAGAGGCCGCCAAGGCCAAGCGTGACGAATTCATCACCAAATACCACCTGGAGGAGTATGCCGACGATATTCCAGAACACGAACTCAACCGGATCATAGAGACCTTTAAGGGAAATGCGGCCATTACTGTTGGCAGCGTGCTGTCCAATGACTATAGCCCGGTGCTGTTGAATATCAACTCCATGCAGGAAGCGATATTCAATCAGAACTGGATCATCATTAAGTTGCTTGCAAATATCAACCGCAACCTGGAGGACAAAGCGTGAAAAAATCATACAAGATTTTACTGTATGCGCTGCCGCCGTTGGTGGTGGCAACACTGCTTGCCTGTGCAGCTTTTCCACCGTTCCTGATTGTGTCTATTGCGCTGTTGGTGATTTATTACATTATTCTTACCAAGGTGCTAAAACTGATCCCCACAGATGAGCAGGAAACCGCCCGGCATGAGCAACAGGGTACATACTACATGCCGCCTACGGTGCAGCAGCCAGTACAACAGGCAGTTGTTCCACCTGCCCCTCCGGTCACGGAGCCACCCGCCGCACAACAACCGGAAGCGGACACAGAAAAGTCCGTTGCCGAACAGCCCGCTGCCGTTCCGTCTGAGTCGGCTTTTGTCCCACCTGAGCCGGTGGCAAAAGTGGAGTCTATACCGCCCGCTGCCCAAAAAGAGGTAGAGCCTGTGGCGCAGTGGGTTAACCCCAGGTATGCTGACGAGGCAGAACACACGGAACCCGAACTAAAAAATATACCGAACATATCCGTGCATATTGATACGGAGCCTGTTACAGTTACACTGCCGGTCGTCGAGATGACCGACCCGGAGCCTGACTCGGCAGACGATGACGACGAGCCGGAAGAAAAAGGTTTTTATCGGCGCGGCTCCCGGCTGCGAAAGTTTCCGGAGGAGTTTGTAGTCATTGACTTTGAGACCACCGGCTTTTCTCCTATTCAAAATGAGATCATAGAGGTCGGCATGTTAAAGGTGTGCGGCACTGATGTGGTGGACAGCTATCAGCAACTTGTTCGGCCTAAAAAACCGGTATCCGGTCGGATTACCAAACTTACCGGGATCACCAACGAAATGCTGGAGGAAGCGCCCGCTGCTGCCGATATAATGCCTGATGTGCTGGACTTCATCGGCGATCTGCCCCTTGTGGGTCACAATGTGTCCTTTGATGTTGGCTTCCTTGTGCGCAACGCTAATCTATACTGCGATGGGGACACGGCTTTTCCCTCATTCGACACAATGCAATGCGCCAAGCGGGAGTTACCGTTCCTGCCCGATTATAAGCTTGGTACGGTTGCCAACTACTTTGATTGCCAGGACGAGACTGCCCACAGAGCGCTGGCCGACTGCCACTCAACACTGGGCTGCTTTATTAGCCTTATGAACTATAATGAATAAATAAAAAAAAGCTCCCCCCTGTTGGCGCAGGGGAGAGCCGATAAGCAGGAGATGTGCGTGCACATAACCCACCCAACACTGGTTATTGTAGCACAGCCCTGCTGAAAAATCAAGCAGGGCATTTTTGCGCCCTTTTTTAGGGCTGCCCGCTGCTATATGCAAAGGAGAAGTGTTCGCAATGCCAAGAAAAAGAGGAAACGGTGACGGAACCATCTATAAGATGGAAAGCAAAGGCCTATGGGCTGCCCAGCTGACTATAGGCGTGGACGCCAACGGCAAGCCGAAAAGAAAGACCATATACGGTAAGCGGCAGGCAGATGTGCGGGCAAAGCTGGACACTCTAAAGAATGAACTTGCCACCGGCTCTGTAATTGAGCCGGACAAGATCACCGTTGCCCAGTATATCTTATCACTTGTCGAGACAGACCGGGCGCTAAACCAGATAGGGGACAACACCTACCTGCGCAAACTGGCCAGTTATAAGCGGATCGCCGCCAGCTCCATAGGCGACCGCCCGCTGCAATCTGTGCGGCCACCACAGGTGACCCAATACCTAATAGAGATCACCAGCTGTTCCAATTCAGTGATCACCAAGGACTATGCTCTGCTGGCCCGCTGCTTCCGCACAGCCCTTGACAATGACCTGATCCGTAAGGATCCTATGCGCGGAATGAAAAAGCCAAAGAGCAACAAGGCCACCCGCAAGGTGCGTGCGTTGACCGTAGAGGAACAGACCAGGTTTGTGCAGGTCATGAACGACAAAGAGCGTGGCTGCCGATATTGTGAGCAGATGATGTTGATGTTATGCACCGGCATGCGCATGGGCGAGATCAACGCCTTAGATGTGCACGATGTCAACCTGACTTTCCGCACCGTGAATGTGCGACGCACGGTGACCAAGGACCAGACGGACCACGCCGTCATAGGCACCAAGACCAAGACTTACGCCGGGCAGCGGCTTTTGAGCCTGACAGACGCCCCATACCGTATTCTGTCCGAATATATGGAACAGTGGCAGCCCAACCGCTTGGATCTGCTGTTCTACGACTTCAAAGGGCACAAGGTACTGACCACCAGCCAAGTGAATTTGCAATTTCAACGAATTTTGAAAAAATATAATATACTGGATCCTGCTGTGCCCGGTGTGGTGACCCTCCACAGCCTACGGCATACATACGCCACCCGCTGCATTGAGAGCGGTATGCCGGTTAAGGTGCTCCAAAAGCGCCTTGGTCACGCTAATATTGAGACCACCCTAAACACCTACTGCGATGTGTTCTCCGATTATGAGAACAAGTACACAGAGGCGGCAGACGCCTATATGCAACAACTTACCCCGAATGCTCCGCAGAAAAGTGCTGCACAGATATGAATAAGAAAAGATAAGTGCCCCTTGTAGGCACTTATCTTTTTATGTATAAACGATAAAATAAAAAAATATTTCAGAAAATGTCAAAAAATACTTGACATACTGCAAGCAGTTGGTATAATTAAGTCAATGAAAGGGGGTGAGAATATGAAGCCAAACAAAAAGCCTACCGCATTTGAGATTGTACAGCTTGTTATTGAGGCGGCCACTGCAATCGCAGCCCTAATAACGGCAATCAAATGGTGGTAGGCACCAAAGAGGGGCGAAAGACCCTCCCCCTTGCGGGGATCGGCATATTCATTATATCGTAAAGAAAGGAGTTTTTCAAGTGGAAAAGAATAGTTTTTGGATGACCATTTTGTGCGTGCTTTTGGTGGTGTCTGTCAGTGCCGGAATGAGTATTCCGCTGCGGGTGGCCATTGGCGGCTGTGCGCTTGTGATCTTGTGCAATGTGATCCGTAAAGTATGGAGGCTGTGTCATGAGTGAAGCGAAAAGAAAGACCAAAACATCCACCCAGGTGAAAGCAAGATATAACCAAAAGGTGTATGATACTATTTCCGTGCGTGTCCCCAAGGAAATGGCTGCCGCTTTTCGTGAGAAATGCGCTGCTGATGGCATTGCACAGGCACAGATTATCAAGCAGGCGATTGAGCAGTTCTTGCAGCAGTAACGGCGTTGCAGTACTATTGCAGTACAGATTTGCAAAAAGCCCGCTGCTAAGCCAAATTTTACGCCTATAATCTTGTCACCTCGACCAAAAA